AAAGGAATGCGGTCAGGCACTGAAGATGCGCCCTCTATTATTATGATGGGTCGGGCTATGGATCGAGCATATAAAACTATTGATGAAGACAATAGGAATTTGAAAAGGTGTAGAAGTCTTTTGTTGGATTTCCTAATGACAAGATATAATGTAAAGATTAATAACCCTTATAACGGATTGGCGAATATTGTCAATGTTACTTTTAATGGAATTGATAATGAGCAGTTAATAACCAATCTGGATATTTTTGAAGGTTGTCAAGTGTCTGCTGGAAGTGCTTGTCATGCGGGAGTTAAAGAACCTAGTAAGGTATTGCAGGAAATTGGGTTAACAGATAAAGAGATTAATAGCACTATTCGTATTAGTATGGACAGGAACGTTACTGAAGATGAAATTTATTTATTTACGCTTGTTCTACAAACGCAACTTAACAAACTTAAAATGTTGTAAATAAAGGAGGCTAAAGATGCATGGGTGAATACGGAATAAAGATTAAAAACATCGTTGTCGGAAGCCTTTTAGAGAAGAATGCTGGCGTCCGTGATTATATTGATATGACGGACGCTATGCTTTGTAATAGTCTGTTTTTAGATTATATGAAGAAACATGGGTTGGATATTTACAAAGACACTTCAACCAGAGATGTAATTGTTCTTGATTTTAAATACGGTACAAGAAGTTATGAACAAGAAAAAGCACATATTAAAAAATGTATTAAAGACACAGAGAAAAACGACAAATTAACTGAAGAGGAAAAAGAACAGAAAATACAATATTTTAATGAATTATTAACGAGGGCTGAAACAAATCAAGATAGATATGTTAGATATAATCGTGCTGAGGCGAGAGATAAAGTTTATACAGAGGGTGTAGATGTTACTTATCCTCCTGTTCGTAAGGGCAAAGAGCCACAAACGATTCATTATAAAAGACTGTTCAGAACACCGGGCAAGGCTAAAAAGGGAACCGTAGATTTTATTAGAGAGGAATTGTACGATGTAGCTAAAGAATACCTCTATATGGGGATTGATCTTAATGAGTATGAAAATCCCCTGTTGGTTGAAGCTGAAGCCTATTCTTCTCTGGCTACAAGTACAATTATTGGTAAAATTAAGGTTAATCCTTATGAGATATTGGTGCTTGATGATTATGATTCTTATTGCTTTAAAGATATCATAAGTGTTGAAAAGGGTGAAGACGGGCATGTACACGCAGTAAAGCGTGAAAATGCTAAGATTGGCAATTCAATGTTTGATGGACAAGGATTGATTGATCACAATTTTGTCCATGCACAATTTCCTAAAACTAACGGGTTTGTTCTTCTTAGAAATCATTTTTGCAAAATGGCGTGTTTTGATACTGATATTCAAGGATTCTTTAGAGATTATGCTGCTGAACATGGAATTGATTATAACACATGGAAATTGACAGATATATTTGGTCATGAGCATTATACTAAAGATATAAAAATTATTTGTCATGAATCAGCCATGAAGTGGATTAAGTTTAAGAACGGTCGAATCAACTATGATTATTGGTGTAAACGAGTTATTGAAGATAATGATAGTTGTTTTGGGATTGTAAAGACCGCCAAGAAATCGAAGTTGGGTAATGTTCAGAAGATGAGTTATCAACATGTTAATTGCATGTCTGAAGAAATTATGGAGAGTATTGTCCAATGTACTAAGGATTATATATATAAATTAAAAACTGATGACAATGTGTTTTTAGATTATTTAAGGCGTGGTGTTAATTTTTCTAATGATTATGATGTGCTATTGGCTTTAGTAAAGCATAATAAAGATTTCATAAGGTCTAGTTATTTTAGACAACGGCGGGAAGCTATTATTACCAGTTATATTAAAATGAGCAAGACAGGACGAATCATTAATAATGGAGACAATATGACAATAGTTGGTTCGCCTTATGCTGAGTTGATGTTTGCTGTAGGAGAAAATCCCGAAGATGATCCCACTTTTGAACAAGAAGAGTTAGCAATTCAATGTTATAGTGAACGATTTGAAGACGGAGAATATTTGTGTGAAATGAGATCTCCTTTTAATAGCCCCAATAATATGGGCTATTTAAAAAATCACTTAGATTGGAGAATTAAAAAGTATTTTTATTTAGGGAAGAATTGTATTGCAATTAATATGAGAGAAACTGTTTTCGAAGAGAGAAACAATGGCTTAACATACAGGGTCGGTTCTATGGAAACATGGTTCAAAAACGAGGCAGTGAAAACGAAAAAGCTAAGGGTATGTTATGGAAGAAATTTGGAAAGATGTGCCGGGGTATGAAGGTGTTTATCAATTTAGCAATTTAGATAGATTAAGAACTGTTGATCATTATGATGCAGCTAACAGATTTTTTGAGGGTAAAATCTTAAAATGTCAAACAATTAGGAAAGTTAAAAGCTACAATCTTTATAAAAATGGCGTGCCTAAACATTATAATGTTGAACGATTAAGGAAAATGTTATTTCCTGAAGAAACGCAAGATTCATTAGAGACTTGGATGCCTGTAAAGGGTTTTGAAAAGTATTATGAAGTAAGTGATACTGGTAAAGTACGATCTAAAGAATACGAAGAATATGTAAATGGCAAGCACGTTCATAGATATCCAAAAGAATTAAAACAGCATTTAAATTCTGATGGATATCCGACTGTGAAGTTGAGAGATAATAAACAACATACAGTACATATGTTAGTAGCTAGTAGCTTTTTAGAAAAACCAGATCCTAATTTTGAAGTTGATCATAAAAATGGCAACAGACTAGATTGTAATTTAAGCAATCTTCGATATATATCTCATGCAGACAATATACGTCATACAATTGAACTAGGAAATCGTTTAGTGAATAATACTGGAGCGAAAAATTATAATGCTCGTTCGGTAAAAATTACAGATGAAAATGGTTGTGAATATCAGTTTGATTGTGTGCAAGATTGTGCGAAATATTTAATAGACATGTTAAAATTAAATTGTAGCATTAATACAATGCGGAGCCAGATTAGCGCCCATAAAAACAAAAAATTTCACGGCTATCTAATTCAATATATTTAATCATACTTATGCCAATTCGTTACGAAGAATATCAAAACCCATTAATTATTTGATATTTGAGTTCAGAGACTAGATTTTGCGAGAGGGTACTCAATAATAAATCCACGAGCGCCGCCTACCTGACCGTGAAAGACGAAGGTAAAGAAATAGTCCGAAACTCTAATGAAAATTAGAGAAGCTGCGGATAAAGAGCCGCAGATATAACAAATGCTGACATGGATGGAGACACTATCTATGTTACAAATCAATTTGCAATAGTTTCTCACGCTAAAAATTGTCAAATACAATTTCCTACAATTAAAAACAATATTCCTAAAGACACAACACGTTATAAGAATACTGCATTAGACTTGTCAAATATAGACAATAAACTTATGTCATCTCAAATGGGCATCGGTTTATCATCTAATCTAGCCCAGATAGCACTCTCCTATTCTTATACTTTTCCAGATAAGAAGTATCAGGATTATGTAAGCATTTTGTCTGTACTTGCACAAATATATATTGATTCAAGTAAACGTGCTTATGATATTGATTTAAATGAAGAAACGAAAAGAATTCAAAGAGATTTGAATATAAAAGCTAACGGATATCCAATATTTTTTAAACCTATTCAAAAATATAACAATAAACGTAATGGCATGGGGTCATTGAATATTAGTGCTGACAAATATAATGAGTCAATACAGTGTCCTATGAATGTTTTATATAATATGAACATCAATCCCCCATTACCAAACAGACTTACACCAATATCAATGGATAAATTTTTTATTCCACATTCATTGGAGATTCCTGATATAAGAGGGAGAAAGATAGAGCAACTAATTGAAAAATATAGTTTTAAACTTGGGAAATATCAACAGACATTAAATGATGATTCTTTAGATGAAATTTTATTATTGCGAACGGATTTTGATCAGCTTATTCAGGATATCAGACAGTTACATTTAGGGAAAAAATATCAGGGATTAATGAGTTATTTAATAAATAGGGCTTTTTATATTACCCCTAAAGTTAAACAAAGAAAAAAATATATGGAAAGCAAAACACATGCAAATCGTTCGGTTTTGGTTAAAACTTTATATATTTTGAACCCAGAACAGTTTCTACAGTGTTTTGTACATAACCCTTGATATTATTAATATTTTTTGGGGGTAAGAATTATCACCATTCATAAATATGTCAATATTTTATTATATTTATTAATATACATATTTTTGAAAATAAGCCAAATATATGAAAGGAAGTTTATATGATATCATATAAGCTTTTAGATACAAGAAACAAAAAGATTACAAAAGAAGTAAAGGAGAAAAATTATGGTAAATAAGCAGGAATTTATTTCAAAGGTTGCAGAAAAGTCTGGTTTTACAAAGGTGGACACTAAGGCATTTGTTAATGCTATGGAGTCTGTTATCTTTGATTGTGTTAAAGAACATGAGGATCTGAAACTAACTAACGGCATGACTGTTGTGGTTAAGGATGTTGCCGCAAGGACTGGACGCAATCCTATGACTGGTGAGACTATTGAGATTCCCGCCAAGAAGAAGGTGTCTGTTAAGATTGGCAAGGCTCTTAAAGAAGCTGCTAATTAATTAAATTTTGACAATTAAATACTGATATAGATGTAGCCCATCACACTGTCATAGGTGTGGTGGGCATTTTTAGTATGTAGAAAGGGGATGCTTATGGCTGAACAGAGAATTATTGATGTGTCTGAGCATCAAGGAAAAATTGATTGGAAGCGTGTTAAGGATTACATTGACGGTGCGATTTTGCGCACTGGATATGGAGACAATTTGTCACGACAGGATGATAAATATTTTAAATATAATGTAGAGCAATGTGAAAAATATGGTATCCCCTATGGAACATATTTGTATTCTTATGCTGGAAGCGCTAATCAAATCAAAAGTGAAATCGAGCATGAAAAAAGGGTTACTAAAGAATACCATCCCGTTTCACATTGGCTTGATTTAGAAGAATGGAGTTTGCGTCATTTAAATAAACAAGCGGCTACTGCATGGCTGAAAGAATTTGGTAATAATTCTGGTGTATATGCGGGTCAGGCTTATTGGCGTGATCCTTTGAAAGGATTTGAATGCCGTAGATGGATTCCAGCTTATGGAACAAATTCTGGTAAAAAAGAACAAAAATATGAGCCGCCTTTTGAAAAAGATGGGTGGCAGTTTACTTCTAGAGCACATATCCCGGGCATTGGTGGAAATGTAGATGAATCTGTTTGGTATGTGCCTTTTTATACTAAAGCTGAAAACGCTGTAAAAAGTTCAACTAGTGAACCTATAAAAAAGGTTTATCATGTATATAAAAAAGAAGTTGCTATGTTAATTATGAGACATCTTTGTACTCATAAAAATCATGGTTACACACAAGACATGGATAAACGTTGGGGCAAAGGAACAGAGACAATTGATATTTACGGAAGAAAATACACAATTAAATCTGGTGATAGAGATTGCTCTTCTGCTGTTATATCTGCATTTGAAGCTGCTGGAATTAGTTGTGGTGGCGCAACATATACAGGTAATATGAGGAGATGTATGACTGGAACGGGCAATTTTAAATGGCGTCCCATGTCATTTATTGCTCAAATGGGTGATGTTTATTTAAACGAAGCTTGTCATACTGCAATGTGCCTGTCAGCGGAACCCGATGTATTAATGGAATTTAGTATTAATGAGAAAGGCACTGCTAATGGTGGCAAGCAGGGCGACCAGAAACAAGTTGGAGAATACGATGAAAAATATGGTCGTGGCGAAAGTCATTTAAGAATGTATTATAGCTATCCATGGAATGGTATTCTTGAATGTGTTAATAATGAAATCGCTTTCGATATTGAATATATTGTAGATTCTTCTGGTAATAAGAAGATTGTTACCGAAGAAAAAATAATTGATAAACGAGTAGATCAAAAACAGACCGTTGTTGTGCCTATTACTTTTAAAAAAGTAACTCCTGATATCGTTCGTCAAGTATATCAAGGAAAATTTGGGAAAGGTGCGGTTGACGGTACAGAACGATTTACTAAGCTGACTAAAGCAGGCTATAACGCAACAGAGGTTCAAGCAAAAGTAAATTGGGTTTACAAAATTGCGAGAGGTCTGCTTGATGGCAATTCTTCTATAAAAAAACAATATGGCGATGGCAAGAACAGACGCAAAAAATTGGGCAATTGGTACGATGTAGTTCAAAAAGAAATTAATGTTCTTGCAGGTATTGATAAATGGTGAATTGATATGAGTTATATTAATTTTAATCCAAATCCTGATCGGAAATTAGTTGGAGATTGTGTAATACGTGCAATTTCAAAAGCTATGAATCAATCATGGGATGATACCTATATAGGGGTAATGTTACAAGGTTATGCTATGCATGATATGCCGTCCTCAAACGATGTTTGGGGGCGGTATTTATTTGAGCATGGATTTAGGAGATATATTATTCCTGATACATGCCCAGATTGTTATACGGTTAGGCAATTTTGTGCAGACAATCCTCAATTAACAGGTATTTTAGCCACTGGAACACATGTTATCGCAGTAGGTGAAGGTGGAAATTATTTTGATACTTGGGATTCGGGAGATGAAGTTCCAATTTATTATTGGAGAAGGGAAGATTAAATGGCTTATAATAATGGATTTCCAGTAACTTATCAACAAATGTATCCACAATATAGTTATGTTCCTCAACAAACTATAACTCCAGTGGTTCAGTCTCAACCCGTTCAAACTAATGATAGTGGTGTGATTTGGGTACAAGGTGAAGCGGGTGCTAAATCATGGGTTGTTCCTCCGGGTAAAAGCGTAATGTTGATGGACAGTGAAAATAGCGTTTTTTATATAAAAACAGCAGACAATAGTGGTGTTCCTTTGCCACTAAGAATTTTTGACTATACAGAGCGGACTCAACAAGATATCGCTCCTACTGAAGCGGCACAAGTAAATAATCCTCAATATGTAACAAAAGATGAATTGAAAGAAATATTGTCTGGTTTTGTTACTAGAAAGGAGATCGAATAATGAGTCCAGTTTTTAATATTTTTAATGGTGGTATGCAACCACAAAATCCAATGATGAATATGATTGCTCAATTAAATCAATTTGGACAAATGTTTCGAGGTGATCCAAAACAACAAGCACAACAATTGTTGAGTAGTGGACGTATGTCTCAAGAGCAATTTAATCACTATTCACAAATGGCTACACAGATTCAAAACATGATGATTAATAATAAATTTTAATTAAAAATAGATTATAGGGAATAACAGGATTTAATTATATTCGTTAAAAAACCATTGCGCAAAGGTTTTAAAAAATATTACAAACATAATTTTTTAATCAAGGAGGCAAATGTAATATGGCTTTAACAGATGGAAATGGTAACGATATGGTTATGCCTGTAACCCCGATGGGTGGAAATGGCGGCTCTGGCATGGGCTGGGGTGGAGAATCTGGGTGGTGGATTATTCTTCTCTTCCTCTTTGCCTTTGGTAATGGCGGCTGGGGTGGCTATGGAAATGGTGGTGGTTCCATGGGCGCAGAAGTACAGCGTGGTTTTGATCAGTCTGCTGTTATGTCTGGCGTTTCTGGAATCCAGTCTGGTATTTCTGGTCTTTCTACTCAGCTTTGTAATGGATTTGCTGGCGTAAGTGCAGGTTTTGCTAATGCAGAAACTGCTGCTACTGCTCGTCAGATGGCTAATATGAATCAAGCATTTGCAGCTCAGACGGCTGTAACTCAGGGAATTAATCAGCTTGCATCGCAATTTGCAGACTGCTGTTGTGAGAATAGGTTAGCTTCAGCTAATCTCCAGAATGTTGTACAAACAGAGGCTTGTGCGGATCGTACCGCTCTTAATGATGGTATTCGTGATATCCTTCAGAATCAGAATGCTGGTATTCAACGTATTCTTGATACTATGTGTCAGGATAAGATTGATGCCAAGAATGAGCGTATTGCCGATCTTGAAAGACAGCTTACAATGGCTAATCTTGCGGCTTCTCAAGGTGCTCAGACTGCGGCTATTCTGGCTAACAATGAAGCCCAGACAACTGCACTTGAAAGATACCTTGCTCCTACCCCTGTTCCTGCATACGTAGTTGCTAATCCTAATTGTTGTGGACAAAATTACGGCACTTGTGGCTGTGGTTGTGGCATAGGTTGATGGGGGTGTGATTATGGCAGAATATTTAACCAGAGATGCGGTTGAAAGCGTAGCGCTTAATACTGCAATTCCTTTTGTGGATTCTATCCCCTGTAATCGTGGTTACATTTTTCACCAAAGTGGAACGGGGATTTTTGTTCTGCGTGGTATCGTAAATAATCCTACAGCTTGTTTTGCTCGTTATAATGTAGAATTTACAGGAAATATTTCTATTCCTACAGGTGGGGCTATTACTCCTATAGCGACCGCTATCGTGGTCTCAGGGGAAAGTCGTGATGGCAGTAGAAGTATTTTTACCCCTTCTGCCGTTGACGAATATGGTAATGTAACCAGTCGTGCGACTATAGATGTACCTCGTGGATGTTGTTTTACTGTATCTGTTGAATATGTGAATGGTGCTGTTAATGATCCAACTACAACTCCTACTCCATTAATTAATGTAGTCGATGGTAGTTTGAGTATTAGTCGGACAGCTTGAAAGGGGGTATAAGAGTATGGGACTTTCTAAACATTATGATCAACTCAAAGACCTTCTTGATGATCAGATTTGCAAGATTCTTAAAAAAGGTGACATTACTCCTCAAGAACTTGATAGTCTGTATAAAGCATCTGCTATTATGTTGGACATGGAAACAGAAAAAGCAATGAAACAATCAGAGGGTGCTGAAGAATATGAAATGAGTCGTAGAAATATGGGTGGCAATTCTAATCATTATCCTTGGTTTATGTATCATGATAATGATATGAGCCATCGTGGTAATTCTTATAGAATGCCTATGGATCATAGTATGGATACTTATAATCATGCTTATGATGGTGCCTATGCAGGTGCGTATGATGCGTCTCAGGATAATGAATATTCTGAACGTAGAGGACGTAGCGCAAGAACTGGACGTTATGTAAGTCGTGATTCTGAAAAAGAACGCATGATTGGAAAGCTTGAAGACATGATGGACAATGTTTCATCTGAGAAAGAGCGTAGAGCGTTTCAGCAATGTATAGATAAATTGGAACAACAGTAATTATTATTGAAAGGAGTCGGTTTTATGCTGACTCCTTTCTTAATTATAAAGGAGGATTCTTTTGGAATTTTACAAGGGTTATAAAAGAATCGAAGGGGATACTGAATATATTAATACAATGCTTTCCCCTGAAAAATATGAAAACTGGCGTATTAATGAATATGCCATTATTAAAAATATAGAAACTGGTCAGGAAAGTGAAATGAGATTCGATGGTAAAAAATTTGTCGGTCTCAAATTACCTAATAGTAAATATATAAAAGGGAAAAATGCAGAGCAAAGGTGCGCACTTGATGCACTTAATAATGATGATATTACCACTGTAGCACTTCTTGGACAGCCGGGGAGTGGTAAAAGTTATTTAACAATGAAAATGGGGCTTTATCGCATTCGTGAAAAAGGGACACAAGCAAAAATTCTTTGTGTGCGTGAAGCGTGGGGCGAAGGTAAAGAAATAGGTTTTTTGCCCGGAGATATTTCTGACAAGATTGCTATGTTTCAATTGCCATTCATTCAACAAATGGATGGGGGCATTTGGGAATATGAAAAACTTGTTCAAGAAGGAAAATTAGATTCTAATGTTCTTTATTATATGAAGGGTACTACTTATGATGAAACCATTATGCTCTGCGATGAAGCTGAAGATTTAACAAAAAAGCAAATTAAATTGGTTGGTACACGTATTGGGAAAAATAGTAAAATATATTTTTCTGGGGATTATAAACAATCGCTTTTAGATAGCAGTGAATCTAATCCATTGTTACTTATGTGTGAACAATTAAAAAATAATCCGTTATTTGCATGCGTATATCTTCCTGAAGATGTTCGTAGTGAAACTTCTAAGATGTTTGCTGATTTGTTTGATTAAATACTAAGGAATTAAAAGGAGAAAACGTATATGGCAGAATTAACATTAGTACCTGAAGTAGGTAATACATTTTCTTTTATGGAAGAAATGGGAACTGGAGTATACGATGAATTAATGAAATATTATACAGATAAAAGGGCTCTTATTGTCAATAAAGATATTGATAATAGTGTAATTGAATCTTATGCTATCCGTATTTTACGATGGAATGACGAAGACAAAAATATTCCTTCTGATAAAAGACAACCTATTACTATTTTAATACATAGTTGTGGTGGAGACCTTTTTAGCACGTTGTTTTTGATTGATATTATTAAACAATCCAAAACACCTATACATACAGTTGGTATGGGACTTGTGGCTTCAGCGGCTTATTATATTTATATTAACGGACATGATAGGCTAGCATTTGAAAATACAGTATTTTTACAGCATGACGGTACAATTTCAATTGCTGATTCTAATTCTAAAGTCAAAGATTTTATGGCCTTTAATGATCTTATGGAAGATAGAATTAAAGAGTCTATTCTAACTCAAACAAAAATTGATTCCGATTTTTATGATAAGACGTTTGACAAAGAATATTACTTTTTTGCAGATAAAGGAAAAGAGTTAGGTGTTGTAGATAAAATTATTGGGCAAGATATCGAACTTGCAGATATTTTTTAAAGAGGATTGTTTATGGATAAAAACTTATTAAATAAATTACCAGAAGAGACTGAGGAACAATATCTTTGGCGCATGGGGCATTATATTGGAGATGGTCTTGTTAGTTCTTGGAAAGAGATTGGAGATATTGTAAATTCTCAACTTTGTAATGATGAAACGAAATGGAAGGATTGTGACACATTTAGACGTCAGATTTCTACAGCAAAACGATACTATGATAATGTTTTTAGTAAAATGGACGGTGACAAAGAATATGATCCTGACATTCAAAAACAGCTTGAATTATTAAGAAAAGAGAGAATTAAAATTCAAACTCTTAATGTAGAGCGCAATAGAATTGATAGAGAAGAAGCACGTAGAGAATTGTTTTACGAACAAGTTCATACTCTGGCTCAAACTATTCCTGTGCCTGAGTTTAATGCTATTCAAGTAAGTGATGACAGCGAAGAGACATATGTTTTGTGTCTTGCAGATATTCATGCAGGTGCAAAGTTTACATCTTTAACTAATGAGTATTCATTGGATATTATGAAAGATAGATTTGATCTGTTGGTTGTGGATATCGTGAACTTTATTCGCTCTCATAAGGTTAAAGAACTAACAGTGCTTGGTCTGGGTGATTTTGTTCAAGGTCTTATTCATGCCAATGATTTAAAGATTAATGATTCTTCTATGGTAGCTGCTGTTGTTGAAGTATCTAAAACTGTAGCCGCATTCTTAACAGAATTGTCTAAACATACTTATATTAAATACTATCATGTAGGCTCATCAAATCATTCTCAGCTTAGAGTGCTTGGTACAAGACCTAATGAGTTAATGGATGAAGATGTAGAGTATATTATTGGACATTATATTGAAGACTTATGTTTACCAAATGAGCGAATTACAGTTTATACGCCTAAAGAAGGTGAATGGTTTACTAAAATTGATGTGACTGGATTCAACGTAATTGCAATGCATGGACATCAGATTAAGAGTTTTGAAAATGCCTTGAATATGTTGTCTGCTAAACAGGATGAGATGGTTGATTACCTGATTATTGGGCATACGCATACCAGTAAAGAAATCAGTGGCTCTGAAGGATGCTGCCATGATACTGAGGTTTTGGTATGTCCAAGTTTTGTAGGGTGTGATCCTTATGCGGATAGTATTTTTAAAGGCAATAAACCAGCAGTTAAGATTTTTGGTTTTCATCATATTTATGGTCATAATGAATCATATAAAATTATATTATAAATAGGAAGAGATACGTGTAAGCGTGTCTCTTCTTTATTATATTGCAGAGTGGAGAAGTTCGGTCTATCTCGCCAGCCCCATAAGCTGGAGGTCACAAGTTCAAATCTTGTCTCTGCTATTTCTTATGTAACTAACTTTTGACGGATTAAAGTGATAAAAAGGAAGGTGATTGCATGGCTTATCTTCGTGAGGTTAAGAGCCAAGATACTGTAAAAAAAATGAGAATAGGCGATTTGCGAAACGAATATAATGCTCTTGCAGAACGCTATACAAGAATTACAAAATGTGATGATTTAGTGTGTCCTTCTTGTGGACGATTAAAAACAGCTAAGAAAGAAAACTTTTATGCAGATGGGAATACAATACATGGATATTATCCTATATGTAAAGAATGTGTTTTTAGGGAAGCTGAAAATATAGAAAAACCTACAGATCCTCCTAAAGAAACAAAAATATCTGTACAAAGAGTTTTGCGAAAAATGGACAAACCTTTTATTGAAAGTTTATATATCAGTTGTGTTAATTCATACAATAATGAAGAATCGAACGAATCTGGCAAATCTAAGATGATGCCATTTCAAAGGTATATGTCTCAGATTAATAGTCTTCCAGCTTATAAAGGTAAGACATGGGAGAATTCAGAATATGGTGAAAAGTATTCTGTATCAAGACCAGATAAAATTGAAATTATAGATGAAGACCAAGAAATAATTAAACGTGGACGTAAAAGGTTTGGTGCTTACTCGTCTGAAGAATTATATCAGTTGGAAAGCGCTTATGAAGATTGGGTATCTCGATATCCTGCTGAAGCAAAAGCGCAAGAGGTGTTGTTTGAGCAATTATGTATACAGGATATGAGGGCAAGACAATTAGCTAAAGAGGGGTCAGACCCTAAAGATGCTATTAAATCTTGTCAAGATATTATGACAAGTTTAGGTATTAAACCTACTCAAAACTCTACAGATGCAATGACTGATCAGAAAAGTTTTGGCGAATTGATTAAAGCTTGGGAAATGGAAAAACCAATTCCTGAACCCGAGGGTGAGTGGGCTGATATTGATAAAATTGGTTTGTTAATAGACGTGTTCTTTAAAGGTCATCTTGTTAAGATGCTTAATATTAAAAATGCTTTTTCTTCTATTTATGAAAACTTTATCGGTAAGCTAACTGTAAAGCGTCCTGAATATAGTGAGGATGACGATACGGAAGCTATTTTTGATGAAATCTTCGGAAATAAAATGAACGAAGAATTTGCATCGGATGATGAATAATGGCTGAATTCATAGAAGAAACGAGGAACATAGAAGAAGTAAAAGAAGAAAAGCATAAAAAATTAATGAATACCATCGCTTGGCGTGCTGGTTATTATAGAGCAAATCCTCAAAGATTTGTAAAGGATGTATTACAATTTAAAACCATTCGTCTGCGATGGTTTCAAGAATTATTATTATGGGCAATGATGCACAATAATTATGTACTTTATTTAGCCGCAAGAGGTCAGGGAAAAACAATGTTAGTTGCACTCGTGGCAGTAATATATTGTATTTTATATCCCGGTTCTAAAGTTATAATAACTGCTCCTGTATTAAAACAAGCTGCTGAATCGCTATTGAAAATTAGAGATGAGTTTTGTCCTCAAAGCAGTTTTTTAAGAAATGAAATAGCTAAAATAAGTATTGGACAAAATGATGGCTCTGTATATTTTAAGAATGATAGTTGGATTAAAATAACTACTAGTACTGATAATGCTCGTTCTGCTCACTGTAATATTATTATAGTGGATGAATATGTTAAAACAGATAAACGTATTATTGATAGTGTTATTCGTGAATTTTTAAAAGCCCCTCGATCACCGGGTTACCTTAGTAAACCAGAATATTCTCATCTTCAAGAGCGTAATAAAGAAATATATATGTCTTCTGCTTGGCTAAAGTCAAGTTGGGGATATGATAAATTTTTGGCATATTTCAAAAACTTTATTAATCCTAAAAGAAAATATTTTGTTTGTGGTCTTCCATATCAAATATCTATTCTTGAAGGTTTGCTGATGAGAGACGAAGTTGAAGACCGTATGTCAGAAGATGATTTTGATGAAGTTGCTTTTCATATGGAAGATGACTGTTTTTGGTATGGCGATAATGAGGGGGGTGTGTTTAGTTTTGATGAAGCTACACGGTTAAGAGTAAATAAAAAAGGATTATTACCTCTAAAGTTTTATTCTAAAGATAATCCTATTCCGCACGCTCCTAGAAATGGAGAACGTATTATGTCAGTGGACGTTGCTCTTATGGCTTCTACTAAAAAAAAGAAAAACGATGCGGCTGCTATATATATTAATGATGCAATTAAAACTACAGATACAAAATATAAAGCTCATTTTGTGTTTGGACAAACATTTGAAGGACTGACTACAGATGAACTTGCATTAATTGTTATGAGGTACTTCTATGAGTACGGTTGTACATACTTAGTACTTGATACCAACGGAAGTGGTTTGGGTGTGTACGATTATATTATAAAAGACCAATATGATCCTGAAACAGGGAACACTTATAAAGCATTAACTTGCTGTAATAATGATGAGATGGCACAGCGCTGCAAAGTTCGTGACGCTAAAAAAGTTGTTTATTCTGTAAAAGCATCAGCTGATTCTAACAGTATATATTGTCTTTTACTTCGTAATGCAATTCAAAATGGCAATGTTGATTTCCTTGTATCTGAAAATGATGCGGAAATATATCTTTCTAAAGAATTCAAAGGGTATAAGAAATTAACTGTATATGAAAAAGGTGAATTGCTTAAATCATATGCAGAAACATCTGCTGCTATTTTTGAATTGGTAAAATTAAAAGGCTATTACAAAGATGGTAAGTTGAAAGTGTTTGAGACAAAAGGTAACAGAAAAGACCGTTACTCTTCTCTTTCATATAATTACTGGTGTATGAAACAATTAGAATTACAATTAAAACCTACTATGTCAGATGTAGAACAACTTGTATATAGTCTTCCTATTAGAAGAGGACGCACAAGAAATAATAGAATAATTTAAGGAGGGTGCTTATGGCACGTAAAAGAAGAAAAAATCGCAATGTGTCGAATGCAACTCCGGCACGAGAGTTAATAAATACTCAACATGGTGAAAAGACGGTTTCTGAATTACAGTCTTTTTATAATGATAATTACAATAAATTAAAGAATTTTGAAGCAGCTCAAAATTCATTCAAGCAAATTACAGATGTGACAAAAAACACAAGAAAAGCCATTCCTACTTTTGATAAAGGCAAACTTCTTTCTTATTTAAAAAATATTGGTAATAATGAAAAGAATTTAAGGAATCTTTCTTGGTATCTTTATTATCGATCACAAATGTACAAGAAACTTATCAATTATAATGCGACTATGTTTGAATTAGATGCAAGGCGTATTATTCCTAATTATGATGTAACTGCTAATACACAAAATGACAAGAAAATATTAAAAGAATATGCTGAAACAGCTAAGTTTATTGACAGTCTTGACCTTCAGCAAAAATTCTTGATGATATATCTTATTTGTTTTCTTCAAGATGTATTTTATGGTTGTGCTTATTATGACGATGATAATGGATTATTTATTCTTCCGCTTGATCCAGACTATTGTAAGATTGCGGGTAGATTTCCTACTGGTGATTTTGCATTTGCCATGGATATGTCATATTTTACAGGCACGTATAACTATCTACTGGAATATTGGGGAGAACCTTTTGAATCAATGTATCGCCAATATCAATCTGGCGGTGATGATTTTAAATGGCAAGTATTTCCAGAAGAATATACTGTTTGTTTAAAATTAAATATAGAAGATTGGAAAGTGATTGTTCCATATTATTCTGGCTTATTTGCTGAGTTAATTAATTTAGAGGATGTTAAAGATTTTCAAGCCATTGCAGATGAACAAGACATTTATAAATTAATTTGGATAGAAATGGAAACAATAGCAGGAAGTAAAAATATTGATGATTGGAAGGTAGATCCCGAAATAATTATCCAATATTTTAATAGAATGTGTGAAGAAGCATTGCCAGATTACACTTCTGCCGTTATCGTGCCCGGAAAATTAAATACCATTGGTTTTAGTGACAATGATGCTACTACTAATAGTAATAAGGTGACTAAAGCTACAGAAAATGTACTTAATTCTGGTATGGGTGGACAGGTATTGAATAGTATATCTATTACAGGTACAACTGGTCTGAAACTGGCAATGAAGGTTGATACAGAATTGGCAATCAGTTCTTTACTTGGACAGACTCAAGGATGGGTTAATAGATATGCAACTTATAATCTGAGCGCACCTTGTAAAGTAGTGTTCTTCCCTATTAGTGCTTATACAAAAGAGGACTTTAGGAAAGAGTTGCTAGAAAATGGCACTTATGGTCTTCCTGTAAAACTTGCACTTAATACATTAAGTGGTATTAGTGAATACGAGTCGTTGGCTACTAATTATCTTGAAGAAAATATTCTTGGTCTGTCTGATAAGTTTAATAGTCCTCTTGCATCTAGTCATACGTCTTCTGGTAATAGTGATGGTGAGGTTGGTAGACCAGAGTCTGATGATGGGTCACTTACGGACGATGGAGAAGCAACTAGGGAGAAAAGAGACAGGTCAAATGGATAAAAGGAGGTTTAACAATGGAAAAAATGCCGTTTATTAAAACCTCTGATGCAGAGGTAGCTGAAATGCTTAGACAGGCTGGTTATCCCGAAATGGAAAAAGAAGGAAGTCAGTTTGTATTTGTGAATATAGGTCGTTTTGAAGACGGAAAATATAGCACTATTCCTGTTGATAAATGTACCTTTTCAAGAACGGTGCATTTATAAAGGAGGTGTAATCATGTTTATTAGTATAGACGCTTTTTATGATTATCTGGTAAATAAAGGAAGTAATCTGAAGTTTTCTAAAGACGAATTTGGTGGCTCATTTGTGGCTATCGGGCTTGAGGGATCTCTATCTTTTAATAAAGATACAGATAAAGATGGTCTTGTAAAAGCGCATTTAAAAGCTGCTCACGTAGGTAAAAATAGAAATAGAAGTCAGATTACTTACAGTTCTATGAAAAAGAACTTAAAAAGTATTAAGAATCGACCTATTTTAGCGTATATCCATCAGCTTGAGATTGATGGAGAGCAGAAAAATGTTTTTGGTTGGCATGCAATGCACGAGGGTGAAAATGGGGAAATTGTTTATGATGAGATTCCTGTAGGTCATGTTCCTACCGATGCTAAACCAGAATTAGTATATGATGCTGATAAAGATAAAGAATATATTGAAACAGATGCTTATCTTTATGAGGGGTACACAAAAGCACCTGAAATTCTTATGGATGCGGACGGTCAATGTCCTGTATCTGTAGAAATTGATGTTTATGATTTTTCATATGATGCCAAGGAAAAGATTTTAAATATTGATGATTTTGTGTTTAAAGGAATTACTATCCTTGGATATTATGAAGATGGTTCGACAGTAGAGCCAGCCATGGAAGGTGCTAATATATCTTTATTAAATTTCAATGTGGATAAAGCCACATTTGAGATAGATCAAAATTCTATGAAAGGAGGAAAAGATGATATGGGCTTATTTGAGCAACTGTTGGAGCAGTACAATGTGACTGCTGAAGATATCACTTTTGAGCATGATAATCTGACAGATGAAGAGCTGAAAGCTAAATTCGAAGAGATGTTTGGTAATGCTGAAGCTGATCCTACTCCTGAATCGAATTTTGAAGATAATCCTGAATCTGGAGATGAGGGTGCTGAAGGTGATGATTCTGAGGGAGAAGCAGAACCCGAAGAGCCTGAAACAGATCCTGAACCTGAAGCGGACGAAGGTGAAGATGGTGCACAAGATGATGATGAACCAGTTAAAAAGATTGACAACTCTATCGCCTATAGTGTTAATGGCAAAGAATTTGCTGTGTCTCTGAATGATAAAATTTATGCGCTTTCTACTCTGGTTAATGATGCTTATTCTGAGGCTGATAACACTTATTACAATGTAATTGTTTATGATAAGGAACTTGTAATGGTAGATGTTTGGGCAGGCAGTGCTTATCGTCAGTCTTATGGTGAGCGTGCAGGTGTATTTTCTCTCAAAGGCGACAGAGTGCCTGTTCATGCAATTTATGTAACAGATACCGAGGAAGCTGAAATTGAGAATATGCGTTCTAAATATACTGCCATGTCTGATAAATTGGCTAAATATCAGCAGGCTGAAGAAGATTCTCGCAAAGAAGCAATTATTAATTCTGAAGATTGGAATGATATTTCTGGTTCTGCCGAATTCGCAGAAATTAAAGAAAAGGCTTCTGAATATTCTGCTGATGAAATTCAGGCTAAATGTGATGCTCTTCTGCTTTCTTATGCTAAATCCAATAGCAAGAAGACGCATGTCGCAAAGGACACTAATCAGCATAAATTCTCTCTGTTTAGAGTTCCTGAGGGAAAATCTGCTGATGGCAATAAGAGATATGGAAATCTCTTTGACTAATATTTATTAAATTTTAAGAAAGGAGTTAAACGTTATGATTGATATTGCTTTTGTTTTTACACATAGCGAAGCGTTCCCTTCCAGACTGCTTGCAGCTAATGGTGGTGGACACATTTTTGATATCGAACTGACCGCTGATCATGATAATGGTGAACTGGTTGGTCGTGGTGATTACATTAAACTTGGTACTTATAAAGAAGCGGCTGCTCCTACTTTTGCAGGAAAGATTGTTGAACAGGCTGCTAATGGTAATTGGTATGTTGAGGTTACTGAGGCTACAGAGGCACTGTGGATTCTTATGCCTGAGATTACTCCTTATGACATTCCTCAGACCGAAAATCCCAAGGCATGGGTGAATAAGACTGGTGATGTTGTTAAAGGTTATTCTCTGGTTAAGGGCGACATCTTTGAAATGTCGAACGAAGGATTCCAAGGCGAACCCGCTGTTGGCAAGACAGTATCTTTTGCAGACGGCAAGTATGTCGTTGCAGCGTAATAGACTATAAGAAAGGAGGATAAAGCGATATGATTAAAGTATTTTCTACTGAACACCTTAGAAATATCTTTGCGGAGACTCCTTACGAGTCTGTTCGCAATCTGATGTTCGATCTTGCTATGGGCAATGATATCGTTGATGATGGCAAGGTTATTGGTAAGCAGGAAGCTAATGATAAGCTGAGAAAGTTTATTTATCAGATTCTTGATATTCATGAAGAGAAACCCTCTAAGCGTACTCTGCATCGTGCAATGCGTAAGCACGGCGAAGAGTTATTTGAAGTTATCGAGGAAGTTGTTGACCTGAAGATTGAGGAAGGACTTCGTGAGAACGATTTCTTCGTGCAGTATGTTGACAGACGTTCCATCGCTAATGATGATATTATCGAGTTTGTAAGTGAGGATGATACTCTTCTGAGTGTTGCTAAGGTTTCTGGTCAGCATCATGATTTCGTGCTTCAGAGACTGGGCAGAGGCGAAAGATTTACTGTTAAGCAGGAAGTTTATGGTGCTGCTGTTGGCGCACAGATCGACCGCTATCTTGTTGGTCAGGAAGATTGGGCTGCACTGGTGAATGCAGTTGCTAAGGCATTCCAGACTGAACTTATTAATCAGATTTATGCGGCATTTGGTGATGCTTATAAGAAGCTTCCTGCTTCTCCTACTCTGATTGGTAATAACACTCTGGTTAAAGACACTTTTGATGAGATTATCACAGAAGTCGAAACCATTAATGGCTGTGAAGCTGTTATTGTTGGTACTAAGACAGCTCTGAAGAAACTGAATGCTCTGACTGATGTTGACTGGAGAGCACAGTCTCAGAAGGAGTCTGTTGCTAATACTGGTAGACTTGGTACTTACGAGGGAACAGAGCTGGTTGAGATTCCTCAACGTTATCTGGATAAGTCCCTGACTCAGAAAGCTTTTGATGATAAAATCCTGCTCATTCTGCCTGTTATTGAAGACAAGTTTGTTAAAGTTGTCGATCAGGGCGAGACTGAGATTTATCAAGTCACTGAGAAGGGTGAAGAGAACGGTCGTTGGGATGACGTTATGAAGTATGAAATGACCCGTGGCTTCGGTGTGGGTGTTCAGCTTGGTCGTTATTTCGGTATGTGGACTCTTCCCGCTTGATAATAATTAAATATTGATATTGGATTTAAAAGGAGTAAAGAATTATGGCAAGAAGTGCTAAGAAAACGCAGGTTGTTACACCTGCACCTACAATTGCTGAGAATGTTGTGATTGAGCCTGAAATTATAGAGACAAAGAAAACTGTGGCAGAAAAGAGAAAATTCGCATCTGACGACAGAATTCCTTGCAAGTCTGTACTTGTTGGTAAAACACATCTTCTTGGCAAAAGAACTAATATGATTTACACGTTTCTGGGTAGAAATGACACAATTGGTATTGAATATCAGGATTTGGTAGCAGAAGTGCGTGCTGGCACTAATCTACTCTTCCGTCCTATGATTATTGTTGAGGATCAGGATTTTATTAATGAGTTTCCTAAATTAAAGCAGTTCTATGAGAATCTTTATCCAGTTTCGGATTTAAAAGCTTTACTTAAAAGACCTGTAAGGGAAATTCAGGCAATTCTTCCTAATTTGCCCGTTGGCGTTGTAGATAGTATGAAGAGCGTTGCTGCTGATATGGTCAGAACTGGCGAACTTGATAGTATTTCTACTATCAGGGCTTTAGATGGTGCTTGGGGCACTGACTTGGCTATTCTGACCGGACTGAATAGTGACACAGAATAATGTGAATAGGAGGTAGACCAATGCCTACTATTACATATGACGAATTAATCTCCTCCTTTCTTAGGAAGGGGGAGATACTTAATTTGTTTACAGAAGATATCACAGATGAATATCGGAACGAGTTTTTATGGGGTTTGATTTATTCCGCTGTTAGTGATCCTTATGTAAGCAGATTGTTTAACAACATTACCATCAACGATCCAACCGAAAAGCTGGATGAAGATGGTGAGGTTGTTATGGATGAAGAGACAGGTGAGCCTATTATTATTGAAGGACATATCGAGTATGAATTAGTAAGAAAAGTTAATGAATCTTTAGATAAGATATTTATTGCAGATGTAATTGGGTATGGAATGATTGCACAGTGGCTTATGCCGTTAGTATTTAGTACCGTAAATCTTACACAAATGTACGGTACTAGTGCAGAGAAGTTCTATGCACAAGCCAATCATACTGCTGTAAATAATGAAGTTTTAGATAAGGCAATTTATTTACAAAGAAAACTCATTAGAGATCGTGGTTTAACTAATAATTCATATATCGATGGTACCGCATCTTCATCTAAATTAAGGAGTAATGAATCCTAATGGAATATCTCTACGGCAAATTCAGTGATGCACAAGTTGCTGAATTTAAAAATAAACTCCATAAAAAATTATTTTGGCTATTACTCTATAAAGACCCTAAAACCGCACAAAATTATGTAAGTGTAGATTTCCCAAAATATTTTGTAAATCTAATGAAAGAGATAGATGGGCTGAATGAATTGCTCTGCTATCCTGAGCCAATAATAGATATTTGTTGTAAACTGCAAGCTGCTTATCGGGAATCTTGTAATGAGCAGTTTGATTATCAAGTATATAGAAAGTTTGTATTAGACGCACATAATCTCGTTGATAAAATTGGCGTGGAGTGATGTGGTTTGATTACACAGGATATGTATAAATCAATGTTGACCAGTAGAGGTAAAAACTTATCACAAGCTAGACGCAATCAGTCTGATATGATAATGAATGCTACCTTTACTGGTGACACAGGATACAAACGTGTATATATACTTGACCCTGAAAATGGTTGGCATTATGAAGATGCTAAATATTCTAAACATGCTACCGTGTCGATATTAAAAGATGCAGTGGATTATTATCTGCAATTCAGACCTAAAGTTCATTATCCTATAGGAGTGTATGTTTTTATACCGGATGATACGAATGATGAAATTGGTTTTGAAGAATACGAACCTGATGACCCTTTTAAAGATGAAGGGTTTGATATAGACAAATTGTGGATGATTGTTAATCGGAATGATGAGGCACAGTTTGTTAGATATAATATTTTAAAATGTAACTGGGATTTTAAGTGGGTATGTAAAGTTCATGGAAAAATGGAATTAATGCATGTAATAGGTTGTTCAAGGTCAGCTAATTCATACACAAGTTGAGAGATTAATGTCTCACAGCTCGCTGTATTTGGAAACATTACAGTGTATTCCTTCGTATATGCTGGGACGTCCTTAGAGCCTTAATACTAAAACGGAAGAATGAAATACGTCTAAACGGTACAGTTTAAAAAATTAAGGATTGGATAATCAGCAGGGAAAATTCGAATAGAATTGCCCTCAACGACTATCGCTGAGATGCGAGTAGGGAGAAGTCTCCCGAAGTGAAGGACTTCTAAGTGAATTTAATTAAATTCATATGATGAATGATATAGTCTATACCTTTGTGAAAACAAAGGAAAGTTGTTTATATTAAAAAGATTAGAAAAGCCAGACAGCGGGTAGCTCCCGTTTCTTTCGACTCCTAATAAGAAAGATTATGGCTTTTTTAATATGTCAATTTTTAGGAGGAATTGAACTATGACAAGTAGAGAAAAATATAATTTAAATAAAGATACTATAATTAAACAAAGACTTTCTGGGCGAGTAATTAGAGAAATTGGAGAGGAGTTTGACATTCCAAAAGGATCATTAATACAATTTCTTGAAAAAGATGGAGTTATTATTCCACCCAAGCATAAGACAGAAGAATACAAGAAACAGGTAATAGATTTATATAATCAAGGATATAATTATCATAAAATTGCAGAAATTGTAGGTTCTGGACATCAAACAGTAAAAAAGCTTTTACTTGATAGTGGTGTTATATGGAGAGATACAGCAGAAGTTTCTCGTAAGTGGAAATTAAATGAACATTATTTTGATATAATTAATACACCTAATAAGGCTTATATTTTGGGCTTTTTATATGCTGATGGCTATAATTGTTTATCCAAACACTCTGTTCGTATAGCTTTGCAAGAAGAAGATGGGTACATATTGGAGAAAATGCGTCAAGAATTAGAAAGTGAAAAGCCTCTCAAGTATTTAGATTTTACAGGACAAATAAGACCTAACGGCTATCTTTGTAAAAATATGTATCAATTAGAATTTTATGGCTTACATATATGCAAAGCTTTAGAGAAACAAGGTATGAAACAAGGTAAAAGTTTAATATTGCAATTTCCAGAAAATTTATCTGAAGAATTATATCCGCATTTTATTCGAGGCTATTTTGATGGAGATGGATGTATTGTTAATTCTGTACGTAAAACAGGAAGTCTGTATTCAACAATGAGTTTTACATCAACAGAAGATTTTTGTAATAGTTTGCAAAAAATTCTATTGAACAAATTGCCTAATATTCAATGTCGAATTTCTGATGCATCATGTCACAATGGTGTAACTAGGGTACTAGAAATATTTGGCAACGAAAAATGTAAAATATTGTGCGATTGGTTATATAAAGATGCAGATATGTATTTAGAAAGAAAGTATCAACGATATTCAGAATTAAAAAATTATTTGTCAAATAAACAACCTTAATAATAGTAGCGATATTATTAAGTAATATAATAGGGCGTGTGGACAAATGATGTAAGCACACAATTAGATAATGTCACAAACGGCTGGATTCCGGACACGCATTACCTTTATGGAAGTGAGGGTCTTAAACGGTTCAATCTTTGTGACACTCGATATATGGCTTATGAGCAACGTTTTGTCATGTCACATAATAAAATCAACCCTAAAGTTTATGAAATTACAAAAGTAGTTGACCTTAATCCTATGGGTATTATTAACTTAACTCTCAAGCAGGATGAGTGGGACGAAAAACGTGATAATCGTGAACTACTAATTTGTAATTATTATGATGATACTGGCGAAACGCAAATCATTATTCCTGAAGCGGAGCCTCAAGAAAGCACACTTACCAGTTACATTTATACGGCACATGTTAATGATAATGGTGAATTAGAAATTGATTATGTTGACCAAAGTATTAGGGATACAGATTATAACAAATTGCAATTGAATGGTACATATTATTTTGTTGCGGAATATTACACAGGAACCGTTGGTGGAGAGCAGGTTATTGATCCTGATAGAAAATCAGAATGGAAATTAGAATTAAAAGATAATGATGGTTTAATGGACGCTGAAATTAATCATTTAAATAAATTAATGGTGATGGATAAAATTGATGACAATATCATTTCAATTCATCCTAAGAAAGCATCTACTTTAATTGGTCATACTTTTGTTCTTACTGTTACTGATTTGGATGGTGAAAGTCGCTCTATCATGGACGTGGAGGTAATAGGATGAAAAGAGATATAGCCAATATAAAACGAGATTTGGATAATCGTCATAATAACGACATTATATATAAGAAAGATCAATTAATGAAAATCTTTCAAGAAGACCCAGATCTCAAAGAGGTATTAGGTGCTAAACAACCGAAACCTTTAAATAAATACAAGGATGCTAATAATCCTACAGAAGAAGAATTAAAGAAACGTCAGGAAATTTTAGATTATAATCGAGCAATTCAGCATGACCAGATTGTGCCTTGGATTAAGTTAAATGGGGTACAGAAGGAAGTGCTTAATTTTATAATGTTTGATATATGGGATCAAACAGACAGATATGATCGTGGTGGTAAAGCTGTCAAAAACGAACTTATTGAAGTGTATTGTGTTGTTCATGAAGATGATATGGATACTGAGTATGGTATAGCACGCACTGACCTGCTTAGTTATATTGTTCGTGATTTACTCTGCTGGACAAACGCATTAGGTAGACAACTCAGATGCTATGAAGATAAGCCTATGATTATTGATGCACAATATTATATCCGTAGAATGAGATTCTTTATGAAAGCACCCAATGTTGTTAATGGACATATGGGTACGAATAATATCTATGATGACTTCAGTCAATTCTAATATTACTCAATTGCAATTATTCTACGGAGATGATTTTAAAGTTAATGATTTCATTACTATTCATCAACCTACCATCGGAGATATTTTAGAGTACGATAAACAATATGGTGAGTCCAGTTTTTGGACGATGCTGAATGTATTTACAGCTAATCCTACTAGTTATAGACTTTTTCTTTGGAAAGATATGAATATTGATTGGACTTTTTTAAATGATTATCAATTGTTTTTAATTCTTTATCGGACTTTAAGTATAGAACAGACCCGACTCATTTTTGGAGATTTAGATTTTTCTAAATTCGAAATATATATTCAGCCTGAAGAGAATTGGA